TCAAATGAAAATGGATTTACAATCACGCAAAATGGCACCTAATATTGTTCTATAAATATGAGTTTAAATATTTCATATATGTTTAGATATATATGAAAATTATTAGTTTTGATGTTGGTATAAAAAATATGGGATACTGCATTTTTGATATAAGCAATAATAAACCTTATATTACACAGTGGGAAATAATGGACTTAGTTGAAGATAGGACATTTGATAAGCGGGAATGCTGTCATATTCTAAAAAGTGGTAAAAAGTGTAATAAAAAGGCGGCTTATAAGAAAAATGACATATATTTTTGTAACGTCCATAGTAAACAATGTAAATATTGGCTTCCGTCAAAAGATTTCACTAAGCATAAATTATCAAAAAAGACTATAGACGAATTGATATCATTATGTAAACAATATCATATATCTGTTTCAAAATATACAAAACAAGAATGTTGTAGTAAATTAATGTTATTATACGAATCGAATGTATTAGATAAACTCGAAAATAAAAAGAAGAAATGTGATGACTATGACCTCGTGCATTTAGGAAAACAGATAAAATATTGCGGGGATTTGACAATTGACAGTAGTACAATTACACACGTATTGATTGAGAACCAGATTAGCCCCATTGCGAATCGTATGAAGACTATACAAGGTATGTTAGCACAATATTTCATTATGAAGAATGATGATATCAACATCATATTTGTAAGTTCTCAAAATAAATTGAAATATTTTGATAAACACGTGGAAGAAGAAGTGATGACGAGCAATTATAAGGCAAATAAAAAGAATGGTATTTATTACTGTAATGAATTACTTAGTCATAAATATGATTATTTACAAGAATGGAAAAACAAATTAGATGTGAAAAAGAAAGATGATTTAGCCGATGCATTTTTACAAGGTATTTGGTATATTGAAAATAAATTAATTGTTGCGTAAAAGATATAAATATATATTCTGTATTTAGATAAATGGAAGTTAATTTGGGTTTTGATGATATTGAACCACTTAATATGAACTTAAACGACGGACCTACTATTTCACAAGAACCGTCTTCAAATTTAGGCGTAGGTATTGAACTATTGATGAATGATAGAAAAATGCCATCCGCATCAAGTGATATTGAAATAGGTGATTTGGATAAACTTGAAAATGAATTGAATGATCTCACAGTAAGCGACCCCCCTGTATCGACAGGTGGTTTTTCAGAAAAACCGTTGTCTATGGGTGAAACCATTCAGTTACCTACTATTGATGAACCAACAATTCATAATGATTCCAAACTAGGAGCGGCTACCATAGAAACGATTGGTTCAAATAGTGGTGGATTTATGAAACCTCCAAGTGAATCATTTATGCAAGAAGCAAGACCAAGAATGAATGATCGTGAAATGCGTAGAAAGAAACGCATTATGTTGAAAAAATTGGAACAATGGCACGAAAAGGGTATGATTAGTGGTAAATTGGAATTAAATATGGAAAGTCCTTTTGATGAAGTTGAAGATGAATACGAAACAGCTTTAGATGATAAACGCAAAAAGGATAGTATCAAACTCCAAGGATGGTGGTTTATGACAGCTGTAAATTCAATTGAATACGCAAATGCTGCTTTCAATCCATTTGATTTGAATTTGGATGGATGGGGAGAACAAATCAATGAAGATATTGACAGTTACGAAGAAATCTTTTCGGAACTTCATGATAAATATAAAGGTGGTAAGATGGCACCTGAATTATCACTTGTTCTACGTCTTGGATTCAGTGCTGCAGTCGTGAACTTTACAAATAAAGCATTATCCACTGCAACACCCGGATTTAATGATGTTATCCGTCAAAATCCCGATTTGATGAAAGCGTTCAGCGATGCTACAGTAAATACGATGAGTCAACAATCACCCGGGTTCGGTTTCATGAATAATATGATGAACGAACAAGAAATGCGTCCTCGTGGACCTCCACCCCCTGCCGCCCAAGAAACAAAAACAACACGAACCCAACAAACAAAAACTGTATCATCGCGACCTGATATTCGCGCTTCGTTAAACGAAAGAGGCGTAGAATTAGATGGCGTCCAAAGTTTGAATGGACCTGAAAAAAGTTCGCGTCCTGAAATGAGGGGTCCGGCAAATAGTGACATCGATAACATCCTTGCTGGTTTGAAAACAAAGAGTGTAAATATTCAAAATGAAAACAAAGAAGACTCAGTAATTAGTGCGAACTCACTCGGTCAATATTCTACCGGTTCAAAAGCGCCCAAACGTTCACAAAAACGTAAACAAAAGTCAGACAAAAATGTTATTTCATTAGATATTTAAATTACAATATAAAAACAAAACTTGGTATATTAATGGATAGTTGTATCCAAACTATAATATTTTGATTTAATAGATTTTAATATAAGAGGTGATGACATAATATAATTTTATATATGGGTTATCGTTTTCTGAAATGTAGGGTGGGATTTCAGGAATATAATATTTTGACAGCTTGTCCGAGTGGTTAAGGAGATCGACTAGAAATCGATTGGCGAAAGCCGCACAGGTTCGAATCCTGTAGCTGTCGCATTTGAAGCAGGCATAGTTTAATGGTTAGAACACAACGTTAACACCGTTGAAATCTGAGTTCAATCCTCAGTGCTTGTATTTTTTTTGTTGCAATAGCTCAGTTGGGAGAGCGCAAGACTGAAGATCTTGAGGTCACTGGTTCGATCCCAGTTTGTGACATATGGCAACTTGGCGGAGTGGTTAACGCGGTGCCCTGCTAAGGCATTGTCCTATGGACGCGTAGGTTCGAATCCTACAGTTGTCGTTGTCGTAGGTTGTATATTGAATAAAAATAATGATGTTTTTATTCAATAAAATTTTATAATATCAACTATTTTACAGACTTTTTATGCGGTCAATAGTGATAGGGCGTCCGCCTTTTTCATTTTAGAAACTGAGCTTGCTAATCCGCGTGTTTTAACAAGTGCACGAAGTTGTGTCAAGTTCATTTTTTCATAATTGAGTTCACCTTCATTTTCAAGAGTAAGTGCCATTTCTTTTCCGTCTTCGGTGCTAATCGTGTTGTCGTCCTCAATATCCTCTAATTCGTCGAGTCCTATTTCATTTTTACTTTCAGCAATCATAACAGTTTCAGGAAATACTTTACTATCATACTCACCTTGACTTTCTTCACCTTCGCTTTCTTCGCCTTCACTTTCTTCACCTTCGCTTTCTTCACCTTCACTTTCTTCACCTTCACTTTCCTCACCTTCACTTTCCTCACCTTCGATTTCCTGATACTGATGTTCGTTTACATCCATATACGGAACATTAAGTTCTTGTGTTTCGTATCCACCGGAAGCACCATTTTCAATCATTGCCATTTTTTGCACCACATTGTTAAGCATATCTAATGTTAGCTTGTAATTTGTTTCAAGTGTGTTTAGTCGTTGTCTAAAATTATAGATTAACATCAAGACAAGTAAACAGCAAATAAGAATACTTGCTACAAAAAAGGTATTCATAAAACTAATCATTCCTCCCATATAGATTTATCTATTATAATATAGATAATAGATGAACGAATATATTTATATTTATTTAGTAATTATTATATTATTATCACAGCATATGATATAATGGATACACAAAATACAATGAATTTCATGAGTATCTTTGATACAAGTGACACAAAGAATGTGCTAATACTTATTCTAGCTGTGGTTATTATATTCTCATTATTTGGAGTTAATATTGTCATATTAATTGGAAACTTTATCCAAATGTTGTTGGAAGTATTTATGCCCGTAATCCGTCAACTATTTGGTATTATTGGTATTTCTGGTGGAACATTGATTAATAATACAGCGGATATTGTTGGAGACACCGCCAAATTTGGTATTGATGTTGCTGAAGGAACAATACAATCTGTTGGCTCAATATTACAGCGCGCAGGAGAACAAACACTCGACCCTAACAATAAAATCAACTTACAACAAATATCTACACCCTCCACACCTTATAGCAACCCTATAATGAATGAACCATCTTCAAAAAAAGTAGGGTGGTGTTTAGTAGGCGAATATGAAGGCCGTCGCGGATGTATTGAAATCTCTGATTATGATAAATGCTTATCAGGTAAAGTTTTTCCCAGTCAAGAAATATGTATGAATCCTACACAAACACCTAACATGCAACCCACACAAAGGCAATAAATAACATAATATAACTATACTGTGTTATTTTGATATTATTTTATTTAACTTACATATTTTAAAATATAACGATTCCCCATAAATCCGTGATTGTAACAGTATATACTTGCTTTGTCAAAATCTCCAATTACTTCTACTTTGACTGTTCCATACATGAATATATAATCCCCATTTTCAGGATCACCACTCCCTACGTCGACAGTTAATGGACCCAATTGATATTGTTGTGTGCTGTTAAAATCGTGTTTATCACCATTATCATATAAACTATATCCGTAATCGTTATTGTTTGAATATGCTATCAAATAATCATCAGATTGGTTAGTCAAACTATTGTTTAAAATCGCGATTGGATGACTTGAAGGCACATTTACAAAATAGTATATACCGTTTGTGAGTGTATAATAAACATTGGGATTATACCGAATATCTTCAACATTATATATGGTATTTGTTAGTGTGGTTCGTTTTAATATATACACGTTGTTATGATCTATGTTTATACCATTATAATATTTCTCAACATCTACATATGAATATTTTGTTAATGCAATATTTTCACTTATATCTATTTGTTCTTGGTATGTTGCTTGAGACAAAGCATTCAAATCAGCAAGGTATTTATTTTTGAAAATAGTTTCAAATTGGTCGTCATTATCACTGGATGCTTGATAAATAGAATATCCATTATTTAATGGATCTGGATCTGTACTAACCGTAGAGGTATTTACAGATACATCATAATTATCTTCAACATTAAAAATTATACCATATGTTGCGTTAACATTAGGTATATTAGCTGTAATATTTGTTTCAGCATATACATCATATATGAATTTACTAGAAGTGTTTATATTTGGAATTTCAATACTTATGGTATCCAGATATTTTATATATTGAAAATGATTGCTGTCTGTATCATGATATTGAAAACTAACATCGATTTCAATTGTCTTATCAATGGATGCTGTAATTTTAGTTCCTTGTATTGATTCAAATAATTCATTATATAATTCAGAATTGTAATGCAAAGAAAAATCAATAGAATTAATTGTAAATTCTATTTGTTGATATATATTAGTTCCATTGGATGTTGTTGAACTAGGACTCCCTTTGACATAAAAAGATATTGGTATATCAATTGTTATTCTAGTTTGGGGATATATTGCGTTAATTGAATAAATATAATATGCTTGTGTGGGTCCATTATTTCCAAGAACCAAATAATTAATATCCGAATTTATCAGTATATTATAATTATCTGCATCTGCTACAACTGCGTAATTGTTGAAATTTTTATATTTATATAAAGGAACGGATTTGTCTTCATATAGTTCTATATTTCCTGGAACATTAGAATTAGACGATGGGTTTTTAATAATACTATTTGTATTGCACGTATAGTTAATGGCGCTTGGTATGACATAAAAGTCCAAATACGCTTCCAAGTCACCAATATATATGTTTTTAATATATGACGATTTGGGATAACTCCTATCTTTACTGATTGTCTTAACCAATTGGGTATAATATTGATTATTTGTATTGTTATTTGTTTTTGAATTAGACGCGTTGTTTGAATATTTCAATATTTCTGCTTTTCGTCGCATATCAAAATCAAAAGGGCTAAATTGAGAACCAATATATGGATTAAGCATTTCAAACCGAGAATTAGGAATAATTATATTTTGATATTTGTTTCGTTGATTGCATTGGATTTGAATAGATGTTGGTTCGTCTCCCATAATATAGTATTCAAATTATATATTATGTATATAAATTAGAGTTTGCTTGTGTACCAGTTATTTGATAAATATGTAAAGTAGTTTCCAGTTTTGTTGGATTCATCAGATAAACTACTAGTAGTAAGATTCGGTCCATTAGATACAATCGCGTTTATTTCAAATACATCTATGGCACGATTAAAGTAACGTAAGTCTGAAATTTTACCGGACATTGTATCAGAGCTACCACTTAATATTACAGGTTGATAATTTTGCTTGGGAACATGATCTAACACAATACGTCCTGCGATTGTGCCGTTGATATATACATCTAATACTGTGTTCTTGATACGAATAGCAACATGGACCCAATTTTTAATTGGAATATTATCTATCTCGAGCGTAACATTAGGATCATTCATTTTGACGGAGTCCATTACCACGTGTAATTTTGCTAGATTAGCATTAACACCTTGTGGTTGGTTTGTTAAATATAATCCGGGTCCATTATTTACAGTAGCTATGCCGTTGCCATCATACTCATCATTTCCTTTGCTAAAGATGTGATGATAATCATTGTTTGTAGGTATTGAGTCTATAAATAGCCATGTAGACCAAGTAAATTCAACACCACTGCTTTCATTATTTGACCTAAATATAGGCACTGAGTTAGCATCCTTAGGATCAGATGAAACAATAATCTTTTCACCGCCATTAACTAAACCTTTTACTACATATGGACTTTCTCCAGGTGACATGAAATATTCCAATAACCAAATACCTAGTTTCAAAAATATAACAAAAAGGATAATCACTAAAACTAAAAACGCAAATTTAGCTATAATTGTATTGGATTGTAAATATGAACTAGATACATCATCTGCGCCTTGTGAGAAGCTACTAATTGTATCGTTCAAGCTATCTTTTGTTGATGTTATTGTTTCAGCAACATTATTATATCCATCCTGTATTGTATTTGATATTTTTTGATAGTTCGTTTCTTCGGACATTACTTATAGTATATATATAGGTAATGTTATAATTTTTTAGAACAATTTAAATTTTGATTGTTCGATATTGTCTTTGAATACTGAGATATCGATACCATATGCTGGTAACATACCGGTTTGGCCGTTTCCTTTCATGTATACGTCATATGCTGCTTGAGGATTAATAGGTGTAGTCCAGCGTGTGAATTTCGCAATATGAGTATTGGAAATGGCACCAAGGTTTACAGAAGAAGCAGTAGGAGTTGCTGTGGTCCCCATATCCGCTGAACGAACTAATTTACCATCTAAATAGAAATCTCCAATATTGTTGTCTACACTTACCAATATATGCGTCCATTTTTGAATGGGGAAATTATCGGTAATAGACACTTCATTTCCATTTGTATCTTTGTATTTCAAAGTTGGTGTTAATTGTTCTAAATATAATTCTCCACCATTCATATTACCTTGCCCATCATCTCCATGAGAATAAATAGGTTTGATTGCTGAAGAGTTCCATTCACCTACATATATCCATATACCATACGCATAACGTGTGCTTGATGGACTATTTACATCAACACTAACTTGTTTGTCTATTTTTACAAAATCCTTTAATTCATTTGATGTGTCAAAAAGGTATAGATACAATAGGTATAGAATAACAATAATAAGGACACCAATAATAACTAACGAATAGTTCATGTTTATATATTATATATTTACCATATAATATATTTTTTACATATCCATTAGATTTACAGTATCGGTGGATTTAAATTACTATATACATTATACATTTGTGCGATTTGACGTCGTGTCAAAATGTCTGTATAATAATTGATATTGCAAATAGAACCAGAAATACCTAAATCGTCACCTATTGTAATTGTATCATAATCACTAAATGTTGGTAATTTTTCCAATAATTTACTTTGTTGTAGCTCACCATCTACAAAAATATCTACATTATTGCCTTTGTAGTTAAACACAATATTCACCCATTTTTGGATTGGTGCTTGTAAATCAACATATTCCAAATCACTATTGGAATTGTGGATGTTTGATAAATACGCACGATAAACATAGGATTTCTCTTTTTCTTTTAATATGACAGATGCGTCTTCTGTATCATTGTTTATAGTATTATATTTGAATTTCAACTCGGGTTTTCCATCAAAACTAAAGAGTGAATATTCGTTATTTGTATTGACCGCAGCTTCTGGGTTTACATATACCCATAACGATAAGGAATAGTTTTTACTAATTCCTTTGTTTTTTATCAATTCAGAGTTAATATATACCGATTCTTTTTTCAAATCTTCCATATTATATATGGTTGTTTTCTTATTTAAATAGTCAGGTTTATGCAGTAATACAATATCATTACTCGCATTATAAATAGCATCAATTATATCAGGATAATACACAATGAGAAGAACAACTACAAGTTCCAATAAAAAAAGTATATATACATCATTCGTTGTGGATTTAAATTCGCTCAATATGTATGTTATAAAATCACTTAACATACACGGAATATAAAACATAAAATATGAAATAAATCCGAGTGTGCCGTCTAAAGACCTTAAATAATTATTAAATATTCGGTAAGCAATTGCCAAAAAGCCGATTACGGCAACAAATATAAGAATCATAAATATATACTGAGCCATCTCCAATTGATAGTTTGATAAGTCAACGTAATTATAAAACATCATAAACATATATGCTGCACCCAACAAATATATAACATACATTGTTGAGCTTTTCATAATATTATCTGAGTCACCGTCAATATTTATTCCAGACAATCCCAAATATAATGGTATAAGAACAATTGATATGTAGAATATTGTTTTGCGATTCTCATATATGAAATTCGGATATTTATCAAATACATATATGATTATTGCTGTTGCTATTATACCTACAAGTATACTTGTATCCTTGATAAAATGTTCGTTATTGATTAATTCTGTTATGGATTCACTAAATTTTTCAAAAAATTCTCTACTTTGGACCTTTAATCTTGGTATTAATGCATCTTTATTATCCATAATATATATAATGTGTATAATATATATTACATATTTTCCATTGCCGTTTTTTCACCATGACATTCTCTACATAAAGCGACTAAATTATCAACATGGTTTGAACCTCCATATTCCAATCTAACTTTGTGGTCTACTTCGAACCAAGCCGATAATTGTTTATCGCAATTTCCACATTTCCAATTTTGATTTGAAGCAACGTATTTTTTCTTTGTTTCGCTAACAGAACGTTTTGTGCCTTTTTTTCCGGAATTCATTAATACTTGCTTCGATGCTTCTTCTTTTGGGTTACTATTTCCAAATTGCGTGGTTGTGAAATTCAAAAAAGGACTGATTACATCCGTTGTATTCTTATCTACCGGCATATATTTCAAATATTCATTTGTAGATTTTACGATTTGAGACGCTTTTGTAGGGTCTTTTTTTATTAACCAATAAATCATATATGAACCGATCGCTACTCCTGCCATTTGATAATATTTTTTCATTGACAATAATAGTTTCAAGTATTTACCATCTGTATAAATATTATATATGACTAATGATGTTATTAATAAAAAATATAGTTCAATTCTCATTTGTATATAATGAGTTTATATTATTCTACAAAATAAAGGTATATTACAACCAATAAAATCATGATATAAACCAAGTAAATGTAGTTCTTTTTAAGATTCAGTACTTTCATTAATTGTTGATTAGTGTCTTCAAATAGGAGCAAGTATTTCATATATGCATCTTTGCGTGAGATTTCTTGTTTTCCTAATACTTCGTTGACTTTGTTATGAATAAAATGGACCCATTTTTGAAAATCTGTGCTATTATCTAAATATGGAGATACTGGATATTTATCCAATAATACCATGAATGTTTTCCGCGATTTACTGTCGGGTATAAATACTGGAAAATTCATAATCAAATCATAATATTTCCTCTTCAATACCTTGTTGGGCTTGTTTGGATAATTGTATGATATAGTATGTAAAAAAAACCAATAATGAGGACCCCATACTTCAGGATTATTTGTCGACATATATATTGTATGGGTATATTCAAATATTATGTAGAATACATAAAGGTTTCATTCTATACCAATATAGAATGGATAACTATTGTAATAATTGCGGAAAACAAGGACATCTTTATCATCAATGCAAACTGCCTATCACAAGTAATGGTATTATTGCGTTCCGAAAGAATAAAACGAGTGAATTAGAATATCTTATGATATGTCGTAAGGATAGTTTAGGATATATCGATTTAATACGTGGGAAATATGACGTATATAATCACGAATATATTTTATCAATGATTAATCAAATGTCAATTATGGAAAAGGTTAATATACTTAAACATGATTTTAATCATCTATGGACGAATGTGTGGAGTATGTCTCATAATAATAAAAAGTATAGAAACGAATATTCAATATCGTATGAAAAATTTAATAAACTTAAACAAGGCTATATGGATTCGTATTCAAATGAAATTATATCATTTGCGACTCTAATAAAAAAATCAAAGACTAAATGGATACTTCCTGAGTGGGGATTTCCAAAGGGACGACGTAATTTCCAAGAAAATGATTATAATTGCGCTATCCGAGAATTTTGTGAAGAAACTGGATATGAACCTACGTTACTCAATAATATATCAAATATTACACCGTCTGAAGAAATTTTTACGGGTTCAAACTATAAATCGTATAAACATAAATATTTTTTGGCATATGTTGACTATGATATTAGTAATCAAACATATAACCATCAAAAAAGCGAAGTAAGTCAAGTCAAATGGCTAACTTATAATGATGCTTTGTCTCATATTCGTGATTATAATTTAGAAAAGAAGAACATATTAACAAATATCAATTCATTATTAAAAACATATCGATTATTTGAAATGTAAAATCTCTATTAGTATTATATAATAATGGATAATACTAATAATATAGAACAGGATAAAGTTGATACAACAAATGATAAAAAATGTAAAGAAGGTTCAGAGTTGAACCCAAATACAAAGCGTTGTGTTAAAGTATGTCCTGATGATTTTATACGTGATGAAAATTTCAAATGTAAAAGTAATAAAAAAGCAAAACGTGAATCTGACAAAATAGCAAGTATATTAGAACCAGAAAATGTAGATGCAACTACAGAAAATCCTATTGTTTCTGCTATTACTGGATTACTCACTACTCAAAATAAAACGAAAAAGAAGAGGGAAAAATGTCCGAAGGGCACGAAAAAGAATAGAAAAACGGGACTATGTGAACCATTCAACAACAATACAGATAAATCAATAAATACTGATGAC